TTTTGACGGTAGATTTTTTTTTTGCATATACTTCTTTATACGTCTCAGTAAACTCTTTATATACAACAGTCATCTCATCTACCTTTCTATGTAACTTATCTACCCGTGTTAATACCTTTTCAACTAGATTAAACAGTTCGTCTTTCTCATTTACATCAAAACTAAATGTTAATTGACTATCATCAATTTGCGGTTGTATTGGTAATTGCTGTATAGGTTCGACTGGTTGCTGAGCTTGTACAGCTGGTTGCTGTACTTCAGGTTGAGGGGTTGGTGCAGCCTGCACTTGTTGTACAGGCTGCTGAGGTTGAGTATAGACTTGTTCAATTTGTTTCTTTATCTCATCGCTTTTACCCCTTTGTAAAGTATTGGTTGGTCCTACTATATTACCATCCATCTTTTTAGCCTCACCGTACATATTACCCATAAACCCGAGTAAAGCTGCTCTTTCTTCATCTGGAGTGAGTTTACGTTCGAATGAATCAGGCGGTGCATTACCCGGTTCAGGCATAGGTATCATATCTGGTTGACCTTCCATGGTATTAAACGTCTAAACCGTCAAGCAATTCTTTTAGAACCTCATCTTCGTCATCATCTTTCTTAGACTCAACTACTGGTTCTGGTGTCGGTACCGATTCAATAGGCTTATCAACAACTACCTGTTCTGCTACTGCGTTTACGTTAGATGATGTATCTCTCACAAAATAATGCTCATCCATCATCGTCTTCAATTCATCAGCACTCTTAACAGGAAAAACGCTACTAAGGTCAAATACACCATCATAAATCGACTTATGATCTTCTTCATCTAAACCGTCAATTGCACCTGGCATAGCAAACTTAGATGAAACGTATGTCGGATAATCACCTTGCTTTTCAACCTTAACTCTAAAGCTTACACCGTTAGGACCTAGATCGAAAATACGGGGACCGAGATCAGCTGCATCTTCACCTTCGATTGCATCCATAATAATATTATGAATTTGTTTACCATAACGAAGCATTTTAACTTTACCATTATTTTCAGGATTTACCGGGTCATTAACAACATAGACATTAACTAACCATTTCTCAGAACGCATGATAGCTTTAGCTTTTTCCTTTTCTTCTTCAGTACCTGTACGAAGAATCTTATAACGTTCTTCAGCAATAGGATCTCTTTCACCAAAGCTTTGAAGAGAGATTGCACTTGTATACTGACCAGTTGCAAAGCTATTCCAACCATGCTGATAATAATGAAAGAATGTCTTTGACGGGTCCTTACCATAAGGTAGTAATCTCACCGTAAACGTATTACCAGGAGGTGTCTTAAGGATATCCCCAATTGCACTCTTATTACTATCGTTATCTGCTGCTAGTGCAGACTTAATACTATCGAACATTGAACTTGTTATATTACTCATACTCTAAATTATATACTATCATTTTTGTTTATCAACATACATTTTAAAATTATTGATTAATTTTTTAGCTTTAGAGCTCGAATAGTATTTGGTTCTAATATAATTCAATCTTGAAAAATTTGAACTATACATATTTTTTATTTCCGGATCAATTGAAGATAAAACTCTTTCGAAATTATTAAAGGCAAATAATATAAAAATTATTATATCACGATTCTTAATATGCTTTAGAAATACATTAAAATCACCTTCTCTAACATTTAAATATTTCCCGATATTTATATTTTTATCTTTGCAATAGTTGTATATAAATTTTATCGAATCTTGCATCTTTGATATAGTTTTACTATCATCAGGATTGTTCAATAAAAATTTATCATTATATAAAGTATAAGCTTTTATAGCTTTAGGACTTAGATAAAATTTTAGATCGAAATAATTTTCACCATAAACAAAATATGGAGCTTCAAAAAAATCTTTTATCTTTAAATGCTCAAATTTTTTAAAAAAGCTACTTAGTTTATTAATTATGATATAATTTTCATCCGGAAAATTATCAAAATTCTTTCTATACTTAACTGGCTTGTTATTAATCTTCTTACTAACTTCTAAAAAATTGTTATAAATTGTTTTTTCAAACTCAGTCATCAAATCCATTAAATCTATTTAAAAATTTTGTAACGTATTTACTTTTTGTAACTGAAGGTTCAGTCTCGATATATTTCTTAATAGCGGTAAACTCGTTTTCTTCTTCTATAATACTAATAAATATATCACGTAAAGCTTTGTTTTCAAGTATTTTTAAGAAAACAGTTGCAAAATTCATTTTTTTATCATGCATCAATGCAACAAAAGTACAAAATGAATAAAATGACTTTTCAAATTCATCTGTTTGTATATTATCGTATGGTATATTATTTTGCATCAGTTAATAGGTTTAAGTAATTTAGTAATATTAATTACAGACTCATTGAGAGATCCACCAGCAGCATCCTCATGACCACCACCATCGATAATTTTTGCTGCTAATTTACCCATATTCAGTGTACATGTTTTATTTCGTCTCATATAAACACTCTTACCTTTTAAATTAATCATTAAGACAAAATCAACATTATATTTTTCTATAATACGCTCTGCTATTTCATTTGGACTAAACGACACCATGACACCTGCGACGTCGTAATTATTACCACCTATTTTAATATTACCTCTGTGAATAGTTTCTTCTTTAAAGAAATTATCAATTTTATTTTCAACTATTTTTAAAGCATTTTTATGAAAGTTGTTAAATCCGAAGAAACCGTTACCGAAATCTTCTTCAAACTTTTTAACCCTATCCCCGGTATACGTCCAAAAAACTTGATTTAATGGTTTACTAAATGGAATTTTTAGTTTATAACTATCATAATCATCTATAAGCTGAACTAAAAGTTTTTGATTTTTATTAAGCTTTTTATTTAGTTTAAAAGTGTCGTAAATTAATTTAGCACAAGATGAATAATCTTTAATAAAAGTTTTAGCATTTTTATAATTACCGATTAAATCTGTATGTTCTGCATGATGGTCAAATATAACAACATTTTTAAAATCTGCTAATTTAATTTCATCTTCTTTTAAGTTTAAGTCACTAATAATGACCAAGTCATATTCACTAAAAGGAAATAAAGCAATATCCGTTAAGAATTTCTTTTCAGTTGTGACAGTATATGATATAGATGCTTGTTTATAAGCATATTTTAAACACAAATACGAACCAGCACCATCAAGATCTGCATCTGTAATTATATGGATCTTAGGCATTTAATTTATTTAGTTCCTCTTTCTAATTACTCAACATACTCAACGTATTAGTTAAGTCTGACATTTCACTACCTTCGTCATCTACATTTAACGACTCATCTTCAGATATAGTAAGAGTATCATAATTAAGTCTTAAAGCCGTGTGACCGAAATTAGCTCCGTATCTATTTTTCATCATACCCATCTTAACGATGCCAAGTTCTTTATCTTCATCATCTTGGAAAATACTAAATATACAGTCAGCAGTCGCAGCCATTCCAATTGATTCGGAGATTGTATCTAACCCAGGATTATCTTCATCATAACCAGATCTATTTAACTGCGTTGCAGATATGAAAGGACATTCAAATACATAACTAAGAGCACGTACACCTTCAGCAACATGTTTAACTCTTTCATACGAATTATCACCAAGAGGGCTCTTTAAAAGATTAAGATAATCAAGTACAACTGCATCAACTTCAACTCCTCTATTCTTCAATTCAGTCAAATAACCTTGAATATTTTGCGGCGTTATAGTACTAGGAGGAAACTCTTTAATCAATATCTTACTATTAGGCTTATCTTGATTAAAACTTTTAATTTGATGAGATAATGATTGACCTGAACTTTTTAACTCTCTCATCGGTATTCTAGTTATATTAGATGATAATCTTCTTGCATAAATCATCTCAGACATTTCAAGACTAATAACCAATACCGTTTTACCTTGTGATGCAATATTACAAGCAATATTACCTAGGAAGATAGACTTACCCACATTAGATTCACCCGCAAATACATATAATGATCTTCCATTTTCCAAGAAACCACCGTCAATTTTTTCATCTAACCATTTCCAACCAGATGAAATAGTAGGCTGATCCACGTTTAGATCGTCAATAACAGCATCGATATTTTCAAAAAGATCTAACCCAATCTCTTCTTGCAGATTAATATTACAACTCTTTTCAAAACTATCTAATATATAACTCGTGTTTACTTCACCTTTACTAACGTCCTCAGCAATTGAAAGCATAGTATTATAAATAGCTCTCTCTTTAATAAAACGTTCTGTATTAGAAGTTAGTTCATCATCATTGAAATTTTTATCAATATTAGGAAAATTCTTTACTACAGCTTTAAAACTTTCTTTAAGTTCGTCATTTATCAAGTAAGACTTTAATTCCGTAACAGTAGGTATACTTTGACGCTTTACATAGAAGTTTTTTATAAGAGCAAAAACTGTCTTAATATTTTTATCATTAAAATAATCAGGTTTAATATGATCTATTATTTGAGTTAGATAACTTTCATTAGTTAAACTCTTATAAACGATCACCTGTTCATAATAATCTAAATTTAATCTTCCTATTTCGTCCATTTGTTTATAAAGTATTGTTGACCATCGTAAAACTCCTTATCTGGATTTGTTAATCCAGGGCTAGAATGAATGATAGGTATATCAACAACTCCTATTTTAACACCATTTTTATTACATTCAAGACTAAAGTCTAAATCATAATAATGAAACCTTGATGGATAGCTTTCATCAAACTTTACCGTTGGAGGAAGTTCTTTAATATTGATACCAATAA